AACCACGTTTATTAGTTTCTTGAGATACCATAGTGCTTTCTCTAAATCTTCTACACCATTTTTATATCTGTATCTCCAAAGATACTTCATGATGTTACCCTGTAGGTAGTATTCAAAGCCATCATCCGTCATAGCCTGAATAGCATCTATAGTTTCTATCCCTGCTTTATTATAGTGGGGTGGATGATTAACCATATCCATAGTTTGTTTATGGTCTGATTGTTCTTGTGCTTGTTTGTTTCTCATTTTCATATACTCCAAATGTCTCAATGTAAGTCTCCGTCAGGTTTAAAGTTGACGTGTATAACATTATCACGTTCTTTAATCTTAGTCAACCTATCTATGCCCTGTGTTAACTCTTCATGTGACAAATATTTATCAGCTAGTCTTTCAGTTTCTTGTCTAAATATTTTATTCTCTTCCATCAAAGGAACAGAAGCACATATCTGTTTAGTAAAGCCTATCATAGAATAGAAATCATCATCATCAAGTTTATTAGCCTTATCTACCACCATTTTAAGAGTGACTTCTCCTGTCCATTTATTTTTCTTATCAAGGTGTGGTCTAACTATAATCATGAAATCGGATGTATATACAGGTTCGTTAGTTGTCATGTTATCTCCTTATCTTTGCTGTAGAAAATCGTATGAATTTAGGGTGTTTGTTTTTACCTTTCTCTTTCAACCAATCTTCAGGTATTATTCTATCATAATATCTAAATCCATATTTAATACACCATTCTGCATATGATGACTTTGCACCTTTTCTAAGTTTCTTTCTGCTGTTTTCAAACACAAATCTAATGTCTAAGTTTGGATGTTGTTTCTTAATAGCTAGATGTTTTCTTCTATCTAATGTTAAGAATCTACCTTTAGTTTCTATTATAATCCCATTGTGTAATATAAAATCAGGGGTATAGGTGCGATAACATAAATCTTCCCACTCTATTTTAATAGACTCATAAGAAAACTTACACTTGTTTTCTTTTAAGTATGTGGAGAGCTTATGTTCTAAGCCACTCCTATACCCATTCTTGATTGCATCTCTGCGTATCTTGTGTGGAGACACTAGAGTAGCCTTCTCCATCCTGTAAAAGGATTGAACTCGTATGAATCATGAGAATAAGAAACACCAAGAGCTTTCATTTCTTCTTTTACAGCTTCGTCAGCTAACTTTTTAGCTTCCATAGCTTCTCTCAAACCCTTAGTTCTCATATCACGAAGAGTTTTCTTAGCTTCAGCTAACTCTTTTTCCATAGTCTCAATATCCTTTTGCAGGTCTTCTATCTTTTTAGAATCAGTCATTATTTCAAACTCCATATTTTACTCGCTTCATCTTTCATACCTGTCCACAACCAAGAGTCTAGGTTAGGATATGTAAGAGAAGCTATCTCATGCTTGTCATCACTGACAGACAAAAACTTTTGTATACCAAAAGCCACTTGAGTAAGTTGCTTCTTGTATGCAGATAAGTTTTTAAGTGTAAACTTCTTGTGTTCTTTAGGACTTGCAAAGAACAGGTCTACACTACTCTTAGGATATGCCATAGAGTACAATGCCATTTGTCTTTTCTGTGCTTCAGTCGGTCTTGTAGGCATCCTTGTGGTTGTTTTCAAGTCAACTATCTTGTTAGCAAAGCGAAAGTCAATATACCCTATTATAGGCACAGGCAAGTCATCAATCTCAACAGATACTTTTTCTTGGTATGCTTCAAGATTTTCGTAATCGAAGTTCTCATCAATGACTTTACCAAAACCTTCTAGTAACTTTTTTTCTTTAGCTGTCTTCGTATCTCCTAAATCAATACCTGATTCAGCACACAGAGACATGAAGTGCATATCTAAATAGTTAAAGTCAAAGGTTTTCTTTTCATACTTGTTTGCTAAAGTAGCTTCAGTAGCAATACCCCTTACAGCACTAGCACCACTAGATGATTTAACACCAAACAAATACCTAGCAACCCACAAAGCATTATCATTAATGTATGTGTTGATGCTACTAGGTGACAAGTAGTTAATACCATGCACTGCAAAGGGATTGTTACTTCGCACTATGCGTTTTCCACTTCTATAAAGTTATCTTCTGCATCTACGATATCGCTTACTGCAGTAGACATATCTTCGTCAATGGATTTTTGAGAAGCCTGTTCGTTCCACTCAGAGACTATATATTGATTATAGTTCTCTACCCAAGCTAGGAAGTCTCCAAACATAACTTGGTCTTTATCTGACAGGTCTATCTTCTCTGACAAGTTCAACGTGCTAGTAGGCAAATAGAACTTACTACCATTAGGTAGCTTTCTAGGTTCAGTAGCTAGAGCTATAGTATGCTGAACAGGTAAACACTTTTGCTTTGCAAGTTTTGTAAAGTTTGCACCCACAGTTTTGAATGCTTCTCTATTATCTATCTCCCATATAAAAGGAGTAGTTTCAAACTCAACTTTATTACCCTTTGCATCAACAGCATCATGCAGGTCTACTAAACCAAACACTACACGTACACGTTTAATCTGCTTGATAAGGTCTTTAGTTTTATCAGGCAGAGCATCAAAGTCTTGTATCCATCCTGCAGGTTTACCACAGTTGAATCCACCTTGATTATCCTTTAGGTCTTTATTAAGATTGTCAGACATGACTGTCTTATGATAAGTACCCATAGGTTCTCCTGCTTTTGCAGACATATTCTTTACAAATCTCTTGTACATATATCTCTGCATGAAAGGTCTGATGGTTGCAGTCTTACCATATAAGACCTGACCTTCAGGAATGTCTAATTTATAAGTACCACCTTTCACTATAATCTCATCATCCTCTTCAATCGGAGCATGATTAATTCTAAATCTAGGTAGCTGTGGAGCTTTCTTTTCTACCACATTAGTCTCGTTGGCTATCCCCATAGCCTTTGCCATAGAGTCATAATTGTTAGTATCTATGGTTACTAAGTTTGCTTCTGTCATATATATTCTCCTTTCAGAAAGTTAAAATGTTTCATAGTTATATCAGCTAACGTCTTTAGTGTCAAGCCAATTATCACCTATTTTTGCTTCTAATAATAAAGGTACATTGAAGTCTATTCTAAACTGTTGATTTATAATAGTATTCATGTCTTCGTTGATACCTTTTAAGATGAAAATAACTTTGTTAATCTCATCAGGATGTACATCAATCACAATAGAGTCATGCACTGTGTTCACGATACAAGACTGTAATAACTTTAACCTGTCTTCTATGTGTGTAAGAACTAATGGAACTATATCTGCAGTTGCAAAACTCTGTACAGGATAATTCTTTATCTGTGTAAAGTGAGATACAGAACCATTCATTCTTCTTTGTACATCAGGAAAACTAAACTCTCTTCCTGATGGGGTTGTAATACTTCTCTTTTCTAGAGCTTCTTTAGCCAATCTGGAATGCCATGATGCGACTCCTTTGTACTTTTTGGTAAAGTCTTGGTAGTATTTTGCTTCTGCTTTTGTTCTACCAAATCCTGTCGCACCATACAACGGAGCAAAGGTATGTGCTTTAGCATCTTGCCTAGTAGTAGGCTGACCTGATTTCGTAATGACGTTAGCAGTATATGCATGGACATCAAAGCCTGTTTTAATCTCATTAATAGCCACCTTATCTTGTGATAAATAGGCAGCAGTCCTAAACTCTAACTGTGCAAAGTCAGCTTCTAAAATCTTACCACCTTCCCAACGTGATACAAACACCTTCTTAACAGGAAATGTGCCACCTCTAGGCATATTCTGCATATTAGGGTCTGCTCCACTAAATCTGCCTGTAGCAGTTCTATGTTGTAATAGTCTCACGTGTAACATACCATCAGACTTTACGTGTGTCTTGATACCTTCAACAAAAGAAGATAGGTATGTATCTAGTGCAGATAATCTCTTGAGGTCTTGTAAGAAACTACTAGCTTCTTTCATCCCTGCTCTATTTGCCATGCCTTGTAATACATCTAGATTACCTTTGGATACACCAAATCCATTTGCAGATATCCACTTGGCATTTGGTGCATTAAACTTCAGTCCTGCTAGTGAGGTAGTGGGATTGAAGATATATCCCTGAGTATTGCAATGAATACAATTATTAGTATTAGCGTAAGGTGTACCATTTTTTCTTACCTTTCTTATCTTACCTGTGCCATTACATATCTTACACATAACAGCTTTTGTTTTATATACAATGTCAGAGTTTTCTCTGACTGCTCTTTTGAAATCATCATTAGACATATGAGGAGTAAACTCATTTCCCCACATAGCTTTGTCTTTAGGTTTTCTACTATAGATAACCCATGACATCTGTTCAGGACTGTTAAGATTGATAGGCATATCTCCCATTAGATTTCTTACTTGTGAAGATAATCTTTTCTCAATATCTTGCTTCTCTGTCTCAAACTCTTTTCTTACAGACTCCAACATAGACCCATCTACTTTAAAACCATTCCTATGTGTCCTTGCTAAAGTAACACACACTTTGTTTGTAAGTATTACTGTGTCCATCAGATGAGCATACTTAACAGAGTTAAGTTTCTTATACTGTCTGTCAGACAACTGCTGTGTAGCGTGTAAGTCTGCAGATAAATACTGCCTTAACTCTCCTCTAGGTATCTCATCTGTAGCATAACCTTTTGCAAAGTATTCCTTGAGTGTATCCTCTTTCTTAGTTT